TATCCTATAATCGACACGAGTGTCGGAGCAGGTAATACTGCTCATAAGGATGATGGTTTAGATTATGAAATTGATTATTACCAAGACTCCTCTGATTATATGGCAGATATAGATGATATGTATTCTCATCATCTATCGAATGCTTATTCATCATATAATGATGGGTGGACACAAGAATATCATCGAGAACAATTAGAAAAATTAAAGGAACCAATGGCACACTATTTTAAATATCATGAAGAAGAAATTCTTAATGATATAAGAGAGTATGTATCAGGAACATATCAAGGACATTACACAGGAAAGTCTCATGAGTTTCGTAATGTTCAGACAATAGATCTAATGGCATCAAAAGAACTTGCATCAGGTTTTTGTCAGGCAAACATACTGAAGTATGGAAGTCGGTATGGGAACAAAGACGGAAGAAATAAAAAAGACTTGATGAAAGTCATACATTATGCTATGCTGTTATTACACTTTGATGAGCATTATGGAACACCATCTATGCCATCAGGAAATTTTGAACAAATGCCTTAACAATTATGCCAATGAATTTAAGTGACAACACTTTAGGTATCCTCAAGAATTTTGCAGGAATTAATAATTCAATCCTTGTGAAGAAAGGTAATCAACTTCGCACGATATCTGTTGCAAAGAATATTCTTGCTGAAGCAGAGATTCCAGAAGACTTCCCAAGAGATGTTGCAATCTATGATCTGAATCAGTTCCTAAATGGATTAAGTTTACATCAAGATCCTGATCTTGATTTTTCTGAAGAAACATATCTTACAATTCGTGAGGGTAGAAGAAAGGTAAAATATTTCTTTGCAGATCCACAAGTTATTATTTCACCACCTGAGAAAGAGATATCTCTTCCATCACAGGATGCATGTTTTCAACTTGATAGTAGTTCATTAGAAAAACTTTTAAAGGCAGCAGCAGTTTATCAATTACCAGACCTAGCAGTTGTAGGTGGAGAAGGTGTAGTTAAATTAATTGTTCGTGATAAAAAGAATGATACATCAAATGAATATGCAGTTACTGTAGGAGAAACGGATAAGAATTTTACTTTTAACTTTAAGGTAGAAAACATCAGAATCATTCCCGGTTCATATGATGTCGTAGTATCCTCTAAGTTACTATCTAAATTTACAAATAGTAAGTTAAATCTTACTTACTACATAGCACTTGAACCTGACTCAACATTTGAATGACCGCTATTAATAGATGTCGATTGATAGGAAGTATTCTTTTAATATTAGGTTACTTTCTAGTCCTATATGTTGATGTTAAGTCTGGTTGTACTGCTAGACTTTTTGGTAATCTTTTAGTATTACCATTTTCAATTAACTGTAAAGCATATGATATTGCTTTTGTATCTTCTTTCTTTGCAGTGATTGATATTTCTAAAATCATTCAGTTATCTACATAATGAATAACATCGGATTAGAAGTTGTCTTCTGGACAGCATTAGCACTTTATCTCCTAACAAAATTAGGAGTCTTTAAAAAGAAATGAAGTACATTCTATACAACGAAAATTTTGAAACTCAAGGTTCTTTTTCATCAATTCAAGAACTAAGAAATTTTCTTTGTGATAGAAAATATGATATTCAGTGCGACAAAGATATTGGTTGCACATTTGATTATATTAAGCATATAAAATGGCACTTTGACATAGTAGAATGAAACTTACACAAGAAATTATTGACCAAATACAGGAAGCAATGCTTCATACTAATCTGAAAGGTGAAATAAACTGGAAAGATGGTGATGAGATTGAAGTTCAAATCGCAGGAACTTTTGCAAAGGATAAATTTATCGTCATCAAAAACAAATCTAAAAATCCTTTTGAAAACGCTTTCCCACATCCTTTCTTCGATTATGAAAAGAAAAAATGGTTAAAAGATGGTAGAGAAGAGTATATGAAAGAGTGGACAAAGCAGAAAGAACAGAAAAAAGATATTGCTAAAGAATAAAATTGTGTTATAATAAAAGTAAGATATTTTTATTATGAACATTTTTGTGACCGATCCTGACCCAAATGTTTCAGCACAAGTTTTGCCTGACAAACATGTGGTCAAGATGCCATTAGAAACTTGCCAAATGTTGGCGGTAGTATTTTCTAAATGGTACTACGACTGGGGTAATGATTTACTACCTAAGAAAGATGGAACACCTTACAATACAGAGAAGGGTGCTTTCCGTGGACACCCATGTACAATATGGGCAGCAGAAAGTGTTGCCAATACTGCATGGTTGATTCAACATGGATTTGCTTTACTCAATGAGTATGAAACCAGATATGGTAAAATACATTCTTGTCAAACTGCAATGAATGCAGCAGAAGAAGTATTTGAAAAACACACAGGCAAGACATTAGATTGTCACAAAGAGGCAACACCATTTGCTTTTGCAGGCCCTGATGAGTTCAAGCATGATCCAAGTATTGATATTCTAACGAAGTATAAAAGATACATTGCATCTAAACCTTGGGTATGCGATAATTATCTTAGGAAACCAGATCGTAAACCTGATTGGGTATGAGTGATTTTATTTGGGTTGAGAAGTATCGACCTAAAACAATTGATGAATGTATTTTACCTGACGGTATCAAGAAAACCTTTCAAGATTTTCTTCAAGCAGGTGAGATACCAAATATGTTGCTATCAGGCCCACCGGGAATTGGTAAGACAACAGTTGCAAAAGCATTATGCAATCAACTTGGAGCAGATTATTATGTTATTAATGGATCGGATGAAGGACGTTTTCTCGACACTGTTCGGACAAACGCAAAGAACTTCGCATCTACCGTCTCTCTTACAAGCGAGTCGAAACATAAAGTCATCATCATCGATGAAGCAGACAATACCACTTCCGATGTACAACTCCTTCTCAGAGCGAGTATTGAGGAGTTCTCCAAAAACTGCAGGTTTATCTTTACCTGTAACTACAAAAACAAAATTATCGACCCATTACATTCTAGGTGTTCTGTTGTTGACTTCTCAGTTAATAAAAAAGACAAACCAACAATAGCAGCACAATTCTTTTCTAGAATAAATCATATTCTTGACAAAGAAAATATTAAGAGTGATAAGAAGGTTGTTGCTGAGTTAATCAGTAAACACTTTCCTGATTGGAGGAGAGTTCTTAATGAGTGTCAAAGATACTCGGTTGGAGGTGAAATAGACTCTGGCATACTAGCGTCCTTTTCTGATGTTTCTATAAATGATCTCACCAAGAATCTCAAAGAAAAAAACTTTTCTGAAGTCCGTAAGTGGGTTAATACCAACTTGGATAATGATACTACTTTGCTTTTTCGTCGTATCTATGATAGTTTATATGAAATCTTGGTCTCTAGTTCTATTCCTGCTGCTGTTCTTATTCTGGCTAAATACCAGTACCAAGTAGCATTTGTGGCAGATCAAGAAATTAACCTACTTGCTTGTTTAACCGAAATTATGGTGGAGTGTGAATTCAAATGACTGTAAAACTAATTCGTATGTGGTCTGGCGAAGATGTAATCGCTGACATTACAAAAGAGGACACTGATTCAATTACAATCACTGATCCGATTGTGGCAGTACCGTCACAAAAACAAGGACAAATTGCATTTGCTCCGTGGTCTCCTTTACTTCAAAAAGATAAACTTGAAGTGACTAAAAAATATGTTGTATACATGGCAAATCCTCAAGAGGAGATTATCGAACAATATAATTCAATGTTTGGTAAAATATCAAAACCAACTAAGAAACTTATATTATGAACTGTTGGCATTGTAATACTGAACTTATCTGGGGTGGTGATCATGACCTTGACATGGATATGACTCCAGAGTATAGTATAGTAACAAACTTATCATGCCCTCGATGTAATTCTTATGTTGAGGTCTATTATCCGCGTCAAGATCAAAATGACTAATTTTACAAAAAGAAAAGCACAAATGAAATCGTCAAGTTATTACTTATTCTGGGGTATCGCAACAGTTGCAGTTGTTGCCGGTCAAGTTTATGTTGGTACTGGGTATCGTCAGATGGCAAAATCAATGAATAGATGGTTTGAAGAAACTATTGATATTATTACCATGCCAAGAAGAAATAGTGGAGGATATATGCCAATGGTTAATCCTGATG